TTTTCTTAGTTTTTTCCATTTTTTCTGGATTTTTTGTTTTTTTTGGTTGTTTTATATCTATAAATTTTGCGGTTTCATAATCTAGTTTTTCTCTCTTATTTTTATTTATAGTAGATATTTTACCAAGCATTTGAGGAAACTTTATTTGCTTTTTGTTAGTACATTTTAATGTCGCTTTTATAGTATTTAAAGAAATATAAGGTTCCATATTAATTATATCTAAGTCGGATAATGTGTCGGCAGAATAAACAATATTTTCCATCCTCTTTATATCATCATTCGCATTTAATATATTATTTGCATAGTTTTCATGAATCATTAAACTATGTATATCATTTGCCATCCAGTATATATTCATTTTTTCTTCTAACTCTGTTTCCCTTGACAATAGCTTTCCTGTAGTTTCGAATATATTGTGGCTCTGAATATTTTTACTAGTGTCGCCCTTTTTGTTACCTAGTTGTAAACTATTTAATACGAAACGTATATCGCCATTTGCGCTTTCAATTAATTTTTTTACACCTGATAAGCTGATTTTAATTTTTTCGTCTGTTACAACTTTATATACTAACGCATAAATGTCATCATATGTTGGTTTGCTAAGTTTAATATCAAAAGAGTAGTTTAATATAGGTTTAATAGACTGGTCGTACCTGTTATCGCAAATACATATAATTGGAATACAACTTTCTTTAATACATTCGGTTAAACATGATATAAAACCATAATCATTACCACAATCTATATCGCTAACAACTAAAATGTTATCCTGGCCATCAAAAGTTTTGACAGTTTTTAATAGAGGTTTTATAATATTTGTTATATGTTCCTTGTTTCTCTCTTCGTCAATAGATAGATTAATAATATTATAGTTATATTTATTACAAACTAGTTCAACTAGCAAAGATTTACCTGTTCCACATAAACCCGAAACTAGTGCACATTTTGTTTTTTTATTTGACGGTTCCCATGTTAAAAGCCATTTTACAAAAGGTTGTATAATTGATTTGTTTCCAATAAAATCATCTAGTTTTTTAGGCCTGAAAGTCTCAGTAAACATCTTTTTATTATAATTATATTTATTGTTTTGCTATATAGTTATAAATATAATTCATTTTTAAAAATATTAAAAATTTAATAAAAATATATAGAGAGAAAGTAGTATATCTAATATATATTATATTGTAAAATATGGATTATATACACGTGTCTTGGAAACCACTATTCGATAAATTCAAATTCGATATAGATAAAATATATTCTGTGACGGATATAGTTTATCCAGATAGGAACCATTTATTTCGCGTATTTGAAATGGACGTTAAAAAATGTAAAGTCGTATTATTAGGTCAAGACCCTTATCATGGACAAGCCCAGGCACATGGATTAAGTTTTTCAGTTCCAACAGGTGTTATTATTCCTCCCTCGCTTAAAAATATTTATAAAGAGTTACAAACAGAATTCCCTGATCGTGGTTATAAATTTCTCTCTGGTAATTTAGAAGAATGGTTTTATAGAGAGAATATTTTCTTATTGAACTCTTCTTTAACTGTTATAAAAGGAAAACCAGGTAGCCATATGGAATTATGGGAAGGTTTCACAGATAAAGTTATTAAGTTTATCAGCGAACATAATAAAACATGTGTTTTCTTACTTCTAGGTAACTTTGCTAAACAAAAAAGTAGTTTTATTTCAGATAAAGAGAGAATAGTTGAATGTGTTCATCCTTCACCTATGGCTGCGTCACGCGGGTTTTTCGGTTCTAACGTATTTATAAAAGTAGAAAATATTTTAGGTGAAAAAATAAATTGGCAGAATTAAGGGCTTAAACATAACAGTTTATTATAATATATAAATGATTACTTGTAACTTAATGGGTGGTCTAGGTAACCAACTTTTCCAAATTTTTGCTACTATTTCTTACGCAATTGACTGTAAACAACCATTTAAATTTTTAAATGTTCACAAACTAGGAGGTGGATCTACAACTGTCCGATATACTTTTTGGACTAATTTTTTTTATAATTTAAAACCTTTTTTAATTAAAGAGTTGCCTTTAAACATTGAAGTAATAAGAGAAAACGGATTTACATATCAAACTTTAAAAATAAATGATAATCCAAATACAAATGTTATGCTATACGGTTATTTTCAGAGTTATAAATACTTTTATGAAAACTATAATATCATTATACGGCTTATTGGATTAGAAACCAAAAAGGAAACACTAAAGAAAAAACTTAACTTAACGAATGGTTATTTACAAAATACAATAAGTATGCATTTCAGAATTGGTGATTATAAAAGTATGCAACATTACCATCCATTAACAACTTATGACTATTACGAACGAGCATTAACATATATTCAACATATAACTACGATTAATAATAGCAATGTCGGAAGACATTATAATGTCCTTTATTTTTGTGAAGACGACGATCATGAAGATGTTCTAAAAATGGTCAATAGACTGGTGAGTATATTTCCTGATTATTCATTCATTCGTGGAGAGAATTCATTGGCTGACTGGGAACAAATGCTTTTAATGAGTTGTTGTCATCATAATATTATAGCAAATAGTTCGTTTAGCTGGTGGGGTGCATATTTTAATTCTAACAAAGACAATATTGTTTGCTATCCTTCTGTATGGTTTGGTGAAATTGTTGGGAATAATGTGAAAGATTTGTGTCCTGTACACTGGAAAAAAATTGATGTATAAAGTTTTTACACCTTTTCTCATATAAAACGCCCATTTTATATGAGAAAAGGTGTAAATATTTTTAGTATTTTTGTAATAAAATACTAAGATCGACTGACTGTTTTTGATTTGAATTAAATGCGGACCCACCATGTATTCTATGTTTTACTAATATTTCCGTACAATTAAAAAACTTTTTTCCCTGTTGTCTTAAACGCAACCACAAGTCATAGTCTTCAACACCATAATACTCAGAGCTCCAATAACATAATGTCTTTTTTATTATGGAACTCGAATTGATAATAGGATTTACAAATTTAAAATCAAATGAACTAATGTCTCCCAAAGGTATTGGAGGAACAACATTTTCTATCTCACCAAACCAAACGCAGTTCGAACCTATTACATGATAGTTTTCTAAATATGGTAATTGAATTTCTAGCTTATTTGGATGCCATATATCATCGACGTCGAGAATTGCAACGTAATCGTAAGAACAATGCTTTACCATTTCATTAAGCGTATTAGCTTTACCTTTAATAGTATGAAAATCAAAAACACGTATTTTATTATTTATTTGTTCATATGCTTTTGCCGTCATGTATACGTCAGACATAGGTGGGTGACCATTTACAGCAATTAATAGCTCCCAGCAATCAGAAGTTTGCGTTAATACAGACGTAACGGATTCATTTAAAAATTCTACACCATTATAAAGAGGCATTAAAATGCTAATCATATTTTTGTATTAATAGTTATTAATACAAAAAATCTTTAAATTAAACGTGATACTTAAATAAGTATTCTTTGGAACATAAACCAATTATCGTAGTTTGGATTATTCTCTCTAAATAAACAAAAAAAATCCGGTTGGGTCATTATACAATCGAGTAAAATAATTTGGTCGTCTTTTACTAGATAATTATTTTTAAAATATAATACTAATTTATTATCAAACGTTTCAGCCCACCAGTTAATTTTATTTTTATGTAATATAAAGAACCCACCTGCTATTGAGTTTTGATAATGTGGTATGGGTACAACAGGTAAACCTTCTGCATTTTTATTATTTACAATACTATGTAAGTTGTTAATATAATCATGACTATTATTTATACAAGCATACGAAATTTTTTCCTTATCAAACATTAAAATTTTAGACTTAGAAGCCCAATTAGAGAGAAAACAGGTATTTAAATCCTTTTTGTTATTTCGAAAATAACCAATGTCGCACCAACCGTGAAATTCTGTGTCAAAATATTTCGTCTCTATTGTTTCTTTTACAAAGTGAATTTTTTCGGCCCATAACATATTTAATTCCCAACAAGAGATATTATTTAGCAATACGTTTTTTTCGTGATTTGCAATCCAATAATCCTTGTACTTATAGTTATAAAATTTTTCAAAAGGCTTAATAATTATTTTTATATTTGGGTTACCGTTTGTATTTATATATTTCGCGCTATTCTCATCAGTGTAAATAACTAAATTGAACTCATTTACTATAGAAATAAAATTATTCATCCATTTAACATAAGTATCTGGACTAAACTTAGAACTAATAATATAAAAACAGCTAGAGAAAGTAATTGACATAAATTAAATAAATTCAATTGCTTTAAGCAATAATTATATATTATATATTATTTATTAAATTAATAAATTTTTCTTCACATTTTTTTATGGATAAATTTTCTAATATATATTCTCGCGGTTTATATGTTTCTATTTTTTTTATAAACTCATTAAAAGCATTTTCAAGTTCAGTATATTCATAAAAATATTCGCCACACCTATTATCCCAATATGGTATCGTAGTTGCCGGAATATCATCATAATTGCTACCGCATTCTTGACTCATATATCTAATATTCCAGACTAGCAAAGGAACATCACACGAAAGTGCTTCTTCAAGTGCAAAACCTTGACTTTCATGTGCATCTAACCAAATTCCATATTTTGATTGTTTTAAATAATCGATATAATCTTTTTCTGAATACCTATTTACATAGTCAAATATTTTATAATTTATGTTGAATTTTTGAAGAAAAAGTAGCAAAAAATGTAATTCGTGTGGTTGACGTCTCTTACAGTAAATAAATACTTTATCTCTTTCGCTAATTGATTTATCAGGACTAAATGTATGAGTATCTAGACCGAAAGGTAAAGTTTCTATACGCAGTCCGTTGCATAATGAATTTTTGGTCCACACATTTTTAGCCCATTCACTAGGCTGAATGTATATGACATTTTTGCTTTGTCTAATAATATCCATTTTATTTTTTTCTGGAAAAACGCTGAAATGCGGACCAAAAATAAATTTCGTATGAGGATATTCTGATACATTGATAGGTATATGTGGACTATAAACGCAGTCATAATCGTTTAAATTTATGTTTTTTAAATCATTTACATTATGTACGTCATGATATTCGTTGTTATACATTTTTAAAGCATTTAAATTTTTTTCGTGGATGCCAACACTTATAAACAAAATTTTCATATTTATTATTGCGTCAAGTCTTTATATATATATATTGTGAATATATTATATAATGTCTACTTTAATTACAACACATAATGCCAGTTTTTTTTCATGTTGTTCTATGAAATTAAATATGATTACGAATTACATCAATTCCAATAAAAAATTACCATTAACAGTAGATAGTTCACAACAATTTTATTAGTATAAAACAGATAAAACAAAAGATATTACATATGATTATTTCGAACACCCTGATAAGTTAGAAAATCCCGAAAATGTGGATGGCAATTGGATTGATAATAATTTGTTAGAATATTTTAAAATAGCACTATAATATATTAACATGATAAACGGTCTAATGTTATAAAATTTGTTTTGATGTGATTTATAAAATCATCTATTAAAATAGGTTCAGTTTTTCGACTGCTTTTTAAATGAGAAAATTCAGTAAAAAACCCCTCTTCAAGTTGGTTGTTAATCTGAATAGATTAATCTATAACTCATATTGGTTTAAATTGTCTCATTATTCTTTTTGGTTGGTGTAATAATTTTTATTTTATCTTAGTGTAGAACTAATTAAACCTGAGTTACTTTGTTGATTAAAAAATTCATCTACAGACCAATAATGTTTAAAATCTAAATTATTTTCAAAATAATTACACATATAATAATCAAAAGGGCTACTATAGTCTTCAAATGTTCTCATAAAATTAAGAAATTTTACTATTCCAGAATATTTCCATAAAAAAGAATCAGTGCATCGTGTATTAAATTTTCTTATAACTCTAAACGGGTCTAATTCTGTAGTGATATCTTCTATATATGGTTTATTAAGTGTGTTTTTCGAATGGTATGCTAACACGTCTTCGTTAATTTTTTCAGGTTCTAATCTGTAACCAGTCGGAAAATCTGCCATCAAATTGCTAAAAATTCCTGCATCAAAATGACCTAAGTGTATTAAGTCAAACTCTTTTTTGCTTATAAAATTTAAAAAATCGTTAAATTTAGTTATATCTTTAGAAACTGTAACGTCGCTTTCAAATATTAAAAATAATCCATCTTTATAATTTTTCTCTATGTCTTCTAAAACCGCACGGTAATTAAAAAATAGTGATAGTTCGCCATATTTCAAATTGTCATATCTCAAATGTCTTACAAGTTGGTTTTTTGTATATTTATCGTAAATTTTATTGGTAATTGTTGTTTTATATGTTGGACTAATATATTTTACAAATTTTTTTTCTATTTTTAGATCATTAAACATACTTCTTAACATATCATTGCGATAAGGTTCAAATAAATAATTATTAATGCAATATACACGTGAAATATTGCTCCAGCATTCTTTGCTTAATACACAAATTATGTCGTCAACTATTGCATTTATATTTCTATTTAATCCTCCACTTGTAAAATTTGGTTGGCTTACAGTTTTGGTCCATTCGTTGGTATTTTGTGCAAGCTCATTCATTTTATTAATAACAAAATCAATGTTATTTATTTCATCTAAGTATAAAAAACGGTTTTTATTAAAATAATCAAAAACTCTTGTTGAACCCCAGTATATAGGTATTGTATTTGCTAGTAGTCCGTGAATTATTTTTTCTGTTATATAAGTATCATTTCTACTATTTTCCATTGAAACAATAAATTTAAATTGGCTAACAAAGTTAATAAATTCTTCACTGTTATATTTGCTAGAAATACATGTTCCAATATTATTTTTATATAAACCAGCATATGTTACATTAAAATGTTTATCTAATTCATTTAAAAAGTAGTTACGAATTTCACTAGTAGGATTAGAAATAATTACGCAAACATCGAGCTTGGGAACGTTTATAATGTATTTAGGTGCTGTTAATTTATTTATAAAATTATTTGTATATAAATATGGTATAAATAAGGGTATGTTTACTATATTTTTATGGTTTCGTTCTCCGCACAATACGACATCATAAGCAGTCGGATCACACAGCATTGTAGATTCTCCACTAAACAAATACTTGCATTTCCACTTCTTATACTTTGTTAATGTACCATTACAATTTAGCAGCGTATCGAATTCACATAAAATATCTGAGTTTTGTATGCCACCTATTTCACAAACCTCATTATAGACTTTTTCGAATAAGTCTAAAAAAAAATCTACATGTAGTCCAGGGTTTGTTTTGTCCATAAATCCACTAAACCAACCGTTAAAATATATTTTCATTATTTTTATTATTAAAATATATTATAATGATACCTTTATATAATTATTTATAGTAATTATTTTATTTTGCAAAGAATTCATACAACTTGAACCATTCGTTCATACCGGTGTAAATATTCAGTTCTGGATAATTTTTAACACTCGGCATAAAAAATATATCCTTATTGTCAAGGTAAAGTTGAAGAACAATGTTTTGGTCGTCGTCAACAATATGTTGTTTATGTAATTCTTGTAATTTTTTTTCATACAACATTTCATATAATAAAACACAATCATTGTGAATTAAAAAAATAGAACCAGCAAAATATATATGATGAGAAGTCAACATTATACTAGGTTCGGTATCAAAATTTTTTTCTGGCAATTTATCTCCTAAATTTTGATAGACAATTTTTTTTGGCATATTATTTAAGTTAATATTATTGTAAACCGTTGAATTTTCAGGCAACTTTATTCCAAAATCTATCCAAGTATAAAAATTATAATTGCCAAATAATTCTTTTGCTTTGCTAATATAATTTATTTTGCTATGGTTAACTAAGTTGTACTCGGCATATAAATGTTCTGGTGCGCCAAGTCTATCTTCAGGTATTTTTATTTTGTATATACTTGAATTTATAATAGATTTTTCTATATCTAAATATTTTTTAAAAAAAGTGTCAGGCAAATCTATATCATAAAATGTGATGTTTGAGTTAAAATTATAATTATTTAATAAGTATGATTTAATTTTTTCTTCAATAAAAACAACTAAATTATATTTTATACGAGATGCATATTTATAAAAATAATTACAATATGTTTCATTTGTTCTAGGAATTACATCCCAATTACATCTTCCTATATCTCTATATGCGGTTACGAAAAGAATGTTATCCATAATTTATTTTATTTTATTTTATTTTATCATTAAAAAGTATTTAAATTATAACAAACTTAAATACTTTATTTTAATTAAAATATGGTACTAACTGTCGCTTTTTTAAGTAATAAATTAACGTTAAGAGGAACAGAAGTTGCTATTTATGACTATGCTGATTATAACGAAAAAATATTAGGTAACAAAAGCATTATAATAACACGTGATTATGAAAAGATAAAACATGAAAATGATGTAGACATACAAGCATACACAAAGTTTTCTGACAGATTTTCCGTGTTTTATTATTCAGATCAAAAAGATATTGATATTATTACTTCATTACATCTTGTTTCTCGTATATTTATAGAAAAAGCAGGAGCCTGGGATGGCTTACTATCAAATAACTGTAAAAACATAATACATTGTGTATTTACAACTTGTCAACCACATGGAGAAGTATATACGCCGATCGGTGAAACAATAAATCAATCGAACGGAACTAAATATCCAGTAACACCCTATATTGTCACATTACCGGATTGTGACGAAAATTTTAGAAAAACATTTGGAATACCAGAAAATGCTATAGTGCTCGGTAGATATGGTGGAAAAGAAACATTCGACATTTCATTTGTTTATGATGTAATCAAAAATATACTAAATATAAGAAATGATATATATTTTCTATTTATGAATACAAATGTATTTTATGAACATAAAAATATAATATATTTGCCTGGAAACGCAGATATGCTGTTTAAACGCAAATTTATAAACACTTGTGATGCACTAATTCACGCTAGAATAGGAGGTGAAACATTTGGTTTAACGTGTGGAGAATTTGCAATATGTAAAAAACCAATAATTACATGGGGTGGCTCAAAAGATAGAGAACATTTGTTAATATTAAAAGAAAAAGCAGTTATATATAATAGTCCAGATGAACTATATGATATATTAATTAATTTTACAAAAGAAAAATATGATATGAGTAAAAATGGCTATATGTTTTATAACCCTCAAAATGTTATGAAAATTTTTAATGAAATATGTTTAATTTAAAATTATTATTTAAAATTATTATTTAAAAATTATTCACAATATAACTTATAAAATGTCAAGATATACTTTAATTGCGCATATCGTTAAAAGTATAAAAAACGGTGTATTTGTAGAAATTGGAACAGACGGTGGAAATTTTGCGGAGTTTATATTAGAAAATAGCACAAATTCAGTATTATATTGCATAGACCCTTATGTGTGTTACAGTGATTATGAAGATGCTATTAACAACGTGACAGGAAATAGTTTATTTGAGGCAACACGTGATAAATTAAAAACAAAATATGGCGATAGAGTTATATTTGTGCGAAAATTTTCAGAACAAGCGGCAAATGATATACCGAATGAGATAGACTTTATATATATAGATGGCAACCATAGTTATACATATGTACTTAAAGATTTAGAATTATATTATCCAAAAGTAAAAAAATATGGTTTCATAGTTGGAGATGATGCTGTTGATACAGATGATTTAAAAAGAAAGCACAATGGAGATATATTTATACAATGGAACCAATATAGTTATGGTAATTATGGTGTAATAAAAGCTTTCAATGAATTTTGTGAAAATAATGGGATACAAGGAAAAATAATGTATCAACAATATATAATAAAAAAACAATAAAAAAAATTAAAGAAAAATATATACTTAAATATTTTAAATTATAATTATTATATGATAGATCAAGATTTCATAATGCTTATAATGAATTGTAAGAAGTATTTAAAAAAAGCAAAGTTCCAAAAAATGACATGGCTAAAACAAATACCTTCTTACCTAATATATTATCACGTAATTGGCGATGAAACACTAGAAGTCGAATACAAATTCGACGAAGAAAACCGTATTTTATGGGTGAAAACTGAAGACGACTATAATTCTTTGCCAAAAAAGGTAATCAGTGCATATAACGCTGTATTCAATACATATAATTTTAAATACATATTTAAAACAGATGACGACCAAATATTGGTAAAGTCGCAATTTTTTGATATAATAAAAAAGCTAATAATGGATAAATGTCCGCGCCCGCACTACGGCGGTTATATAGTAGACGTTCCAAAACCGTATTTGTCACAATACCATAAAATACATCCTGAGCTTCCGCAACATTTGCCGATTTTACAAACAAAGTACTGTAGTGGTAGGTTTTATTTTCTCTCTAAAAGTGCTATATCATCATTAATTAATAAGGGAGAATACATAGGTAAAGAGTATTTAGAAGACTATGCTATAGGTTATTATTTAGATGCCTTTTTTAAAACGAATATTTTAAGCATAGCTACAAATAAATTTTTTACTGATATTGAGTTGAGTGATTTTCCACAACTAGTTAAAGAAAATAAAATATAAATATTTCTTATTTATTACACCTTCAAGTTTGTAAAAGCAACAAATATAATTTTATACTAGATAATTATAAAAATAACTTTACACAATACACAACATTTTTTACACCCTTGAACATTTAAGTTCGCACAATAAAGTGCTAAAAAAATATTTAAGGTTGGGTCTTTTCATACCCTTGTAAAGTTTGTTTATAGCAACTCGGTTTTAGTGCTTGATTACTTTCTCTACATAAATAACTTGGTCTTTCTAATTTATTTAT